CACTGGCGACAGAGTTAAGCGCCGTCGCTGCATTGTTGACTAGCCCAGCCTGGGTGATCTGCGACGTGAAGGTGGCCATGTCCATGCCCGAGAGCACGGCGTTCTCCACCTCGCCCTGAACGCGGTTAGCGATCGTTTCAGATGCGACCTGGGTCAGAGCCGCGGACTTTGCGAACTGTTCCGTGGCCGCGGCAGCGAACTGCTCGGCGGTTCCGGTGACGGCGCCGCGCAGCACGGGCGATGCGGTGCGGACAGCGGACGTGCGCACGATCTCTTTTGCCACCTCGGCTTCCGTGAAGGTGCGGACATCTTCAGCAGCGGCAGCGAGGATGGCTGCGTAGCGGGCCACGAAGGCGGCAAAGACAGCATCGCGCTCGCCTGCCTGCCAGCCGTCCTTAAGTGCGTTAATAGTAGCTGCTCTATGTTCTTCTGCCACGGCCTCAATCTCGGGGCCAAGGGCTGCATCGACAGCGGCGCGGTCATCCGCCAGCGCAACGAAGGCGACGACCTCTTCCTCGGGCCGCAGCGGGCGGTAGGTCAGAAACTCCTGCCCATCGCCGTCGACCACCAGCACGTCATTCTCTTCGCCGAGCTTCGCAGCGCGCCGGATGGACCCCAGGGCAAAGTCGGTCACCAGCTTCTTCACCCACTGCATGCAGACATCGCCGCCGCGAAGGTTAAAGCCGTGCCATGATGGGCCCTGCTCCTTGAACGATTTAGTCGTAGAGTGGCGGGGGTATTCGCTTGCAAAGTACTTAGCCAGGGCGAGGACGCGCGGCCATGCGAGACGCTTGCCTGCAGCGAGGTCGCGGGCGATCATCATGGCGTTAGTGTCAGTGGTTTTGTTCTTGCCTGCCGCGCGGTGAAGTTCGATAGCGGCCTGGGCCAGCGCCTTCACTGCTTCCGGTACCTGAACATCCGGGACATCAGCCAGCTCGGCCGCGGACAGGGCCGCACCATCGCGCTCTGAATCTAGAGCCGCTGTCTTTCTTTCCGCCCATGCGCGGCCTGCATCGCCGCCCCACAGGTCCCATGCGATCCGGCCCGCAGAGGGGAAGCCTTCCTCGCCGCTATTGAAGCCAGTGGCTTTAGAGTCAGACGCGTGCCGGTCAAAGTAGGCCTTCATGCGCCGCACCGTTTCAGCAGAAAGGCGCTTCTTCTGCGAGATGTCGCGTGCCCGGGCCACACCTACTGCGGTGCCGCCTCTCCCATGCTCACGCCGCCATGCAAGGGCTCGTTCGGCGATGGTCTTCATCTCATCCGTGGGATGGGTGTCGACATCGCTTTCAGCCAGGTCAATGCCGCAGTCGCCGCCGCAGGCACATTCGCTGGCGGACACGGACGCGGGCGCAAACGCGGGCGACTCGCCGATGTTTGCGGGGACCTGAATGTTAGTGCCGACGGTGACCGTGCCATCCGGCGACGGGGGCGCGGGCTCCACGGACGGGGGCGGTTCCGGCGGCGGTTCCGGGGGCGGCTCCACAGGCGCGGGCGCAATAGGCGCCGGCGCGGGGGCCGGTACCGCGGCAAGCTGCGCCTGCACCATGGCGCGGGCGTTCGCTTCACTAATGCCCGCGGACTGGAGCAGGATGACAGCGGCTTCGGGGGCGACAGGGGCCGGGCCACTCATCGACGTCAGAATCTGCTGCGCGATCTGCAGCGAGCCAACGAGCAGGGGCGCGGGCGTGTCCGCGGTGACCTCGGGCTGCTGCTCTTTTGGAAGCTCGGGTGCGCCAATGACGCGACGAGCCCACTCTTCATCGCCAGGGCCTTTAGTAATAAGACCGGCCTGCACACCCTGAACGTAGGCAGCGTAGCCGTCAAGGCCCGTCGTCATCTGCGCAGCCTGCACGCGGAGGATGGGCATGCGGCCTTCATATCCGACCGCGCGTGCGAGCCAGCTAAACATGCCGCGGCTGGCGCGTTCAAAGATACCATCGACCCAGGCTCGCGCCTTTCTTCCGGCAGCGTCGTCGATGGTCTGTGCCATGGCACGAGATCCAAACTGCGAGATGCCGGAGAGGTTATCGTTAAGCATGCGCTGGATGACCGTGTCCCAGTAGGTCAGCTGCGCGATCACATCCGGCCCGGTGCCGGACGGATACTTCATCTCCACGTCGACCTCTTTAGGTCTAAGAAGATACTTTCGCACGCCGTCCTGGAACTGGCCCGCGATCTCGTTCATCGCATTGATGTCATCCGTGGAGACGGACGGCCCGTAGCTGATGTCAAGGAAGCCCCACGATTGCTGGTTATAGATACCGGCGTTAAGCGCGGTCTGCTTCCAAAGCTCATAGGGCTGCAGCAGCGAGCGCAGGATGGACCGGCCTTCCCACTCACCCGCGGTCGCCGTGCCGTGTACAACGTGAACAAGGTCACTGCCGTCGATGTTTGCGTAGCCGTTGCCCGTGGAGAACTGCACGCCAGCAAGGAAGTAGCCCTCGGGCCGCCACAGCATGACAGACTGGTGCGCCACTGGGTACCACTCCACGCCGCCGCTGGGCAGCAGGCGGGGAAGCATGAGGCCGAAACCCATGAAGGCGTCGTAGATGGGATACTGCCAAAGCGCGTTCGCGCCCTCCAGCGTGCCATCGAAGACGACCGCCTCATCAATCGCGCAGCGCTGGCACAGGTCGATGAAGGCCTGCTCTTCCGCGGTGGGCGGGTTAGGGTGCGGCCAGCAAACTTCTTTAGGCAGCGATGCAGCTTCCGTGATGGCCCAGTAGACGGCCGCGGAAATGCCGCCGTGGGTCTGCATCATCTCCTGGTACTTGCCCGAGAGCGAGCCACCGGTGCCGCGCCGCTGGTATGGCCCGAACGTTGGGTTGGGGTCGGCATTAGGCAGGCCCGCCCTGAAGTTCTGCACGCCCATGATGCTGACGCGCTCATCCGCTGCCGCGTAGCTGATTGGATTACCGCGGCTGTCAAGAAGGGGGCTTACCATGTGGCGACCTTATGTGCTGTGTTAGTAGCAGGCGAAGTTATTATTCTGCGGCTGTCCGGCCTGATGCCAAGGTGCTCGGCGCCATGCCATGCGAGGGCGTGGGCACAGACGCAGTCATCGTGCGCACCTGATCCGCCGTTATAAAAGACTTTACCTGCTCTGACGGAATATTCAAAGGCCTCTAGTTCCGCTTGATGGGGTCCCACAAGAACGGATGTGCGTCCCTGCTGGATGGCCATTGCAAGTCCGACCATGAGCCCTTGTTTAGACGTATTAGTGAAAATGAAGGCTTCTGCTGCGATGCGGGCTTGCGTGAGCTGCTCGCCAACCGGGTCGCCGACACCCGTCGCATCGTAGTAGACCACCGCTTTACTTCCAGTTCCAACAATAGATCTAACATTTTCGACGATGTTTGAGTACGGAAGGCCATGCCACCTGTGGAATGCTGCGACCCGCCGATGCGAGTCTAGACCGATCAGGACGGTGTAATCGCGCTTTCTGGCGATGTCCAGGCCCCATACTCGCACGGGGTCCCCCGAGACGGGGGCGATGCAGTTTGCGATCGCGTCGATGCCGAAGGGGTTCCCGCCATCGTCCGATGGCTCGCAGTAGTATAGCTCCCTGAACACTGAATGAGGCAGTGAGCGGCGCGCCATGTCCAGGTCGTTCTCATCCCAAAGGCCGGCCGCGATGGCGTCATCGGCCGTGATGCGGTGGTAGGCAAAGCCAGGCTCGCCGCTCTCGCCGCGGCGGCTCCACTGGTAGTGCCGGTTACTGCGGCCGCGCACGTTTCCGATCAGGCGCATGCGGCCGCGGGTCGCGGTGGTGGTACTGTACACAGCGTCCACGGCATCGTCCTTCATGCGGGATGCCTCATCTAGAACTACTGAATGGACGGCCGAGCCGTAGAGATTATCCGGTTTATCAGCAGAGCGGAAGCTCCAGCGCCGGTCCCCGGGCGCGAGGATGCTGCGGTCGGACAGCGACTGCTTAAAGCCAGCGTGTCCACGTACGAGCGACCACGCCAGCCTGAAGGCCATATCAGCCTGGGGGTAGACGGGCGCGACCCACCAGTGCTCAGTCCCAGGCGAGGCCTTGAGTATCTCCCCTATTTGCCAAACCACGGAACCGATCGTCTTGCCGGCTTTAGTGGTAGATTCGATGCAGCAGATGCGCGCCGGGTCGCACAGCGCGTCATACTGCTTTGCATAAAGCTTCGGCAGATTGAAGGTGACGCTATTCGTCATCGCTGGCGATCCGGTCCACGCGGGGGATTACCACATTAAAAGTAACGGGCTTGCCGTCGGATGTGACATCGACCGCGCTTCGCTGCACAGCGTCAAGACCTAGAAGCTTTGCCCGCCGCTCTTCGATGGAGAGCGCGACCGCGATCGCCTTCGCGTCCCCGGCCTCCACGCGGTCCCACAGGGCATCCATCATGCTGTCCAGGCGGTCCTGCGCGCCAGCCATGTGGGTCTCCACCGTCTCTTGAATCACTGCTTTGTTTTGCGCGTAGGCCGCGGTGATGAGCACGCCCACGTACGAGGTGGAGATGCCAAGCTCATCCGCGATCTGGACATATTTCTTTCCGCGCAGCCGCAGCTCCCAGGCCCGGCGCATGAAGTCCGCTCGCTCTTGCTTGCTATAGCCCATGGTTCCTCATTCTTCCTCGCGCGATTCCGGGTCAATCCCCTCAAAAAAGGCCCAAAGATCAGCACTAAGACGTTCACTTAGCGCCGCTAACTGCTCATGCAGCTCGGCCTTTCTGATGGGGTCCGGCTGCTGTGCGATGGCCGAAGAGATGTGCATCAGCGCGTTAACAATAGACATGTCGACCTCCATCTCCTCGCACGCCTACTGCGCATCCTGAACAAAAGCAAGAGAAGACCTGGGGGTCCCCACTACGCGTTCCGGGTCCGGGGGTCCCCACTACGCGTTCCGGGTCCGGGGGTCCCCACTGCGCGCTCCGGCCCGCGGCCACCGGGCCCGGCCCTTGAACGCCAAGGGGGGTCCCCCAAGTTAGTGCCCCAAACTCCGGGGGCGGGTGCCCCAAAGATTTAGTCCTTCCATTACAGGCACTTGGAACGAAAAACCCCCCAAAAACCCACTGCCCCAAAAACGCGCGAGATATACCCCTCTATAGACTCATTTCAGTAGTGTTCGTGTTTTACACTACTAATAGTACTTTAAGTGTTATACACGAACACACGAAAAACCACATCTCTACCTAGTATGTGCTACGCTAAAACATGGGGCATCTGGGGCACTACTAGAATACTATAGATAATAAAAGAAAGAATATACTATATATACATACACTTACCTACTACCTACCCCCTCCCCATAGCCGCCCCAAGCCCTGGGGCATCACGGGGGCAGCACTGGGGCACTAAGGGGGGTTTGGAGGGCAAAAACGACCCCGCAGCCCTCCACGGCCACCCAGCCCGGAAACTTAAAGTATACCACTCCCCTTGACTCCACACCTAGATCATGTACATGTATACCTTCAGTGGTGTACTTTAAGGCCGAAAACGGCAGAAGTGCTTGACGTTAACGCCGCCCGTGGATACAGACCCTTCCCCTTCCAACCCGCAGCCCTCCCCGGGGCCGCACAGCAAAGAGAGAGTGAACCATGATGTTAGAAGCAGCCCTAGACTACGCCGCCCGTGGGTGGCACGTCTTCCCCGTCAACAGCGCTAAAGAGCCGCTAGTAGAGCGCGGCCTGAACGCAGCGACGACAGACGAAGCACAAATCCGCGCCTGGTGGACCGCCATGCCCAACGCAGCCATCGGTGTGCGGACGGGTGCGATATCCGGCATCGCGATCCTGGACCTGGACATGAAGGGGGAGGACATCGCAACGATCATCGCGGACGTGGAAGCCATCGGCGGGCCCATCCCAAAGACGGCCGTCTCAATCACCGGCGGCGGTGGCAGGCATTACCTATTCAAGGTCGCACCCGGCACCACGATCAAAAACTCCACCGGTGCCATCAGAAAGCGCGTCGACGTCCGCGGAGAGGGCGGATACTTCGTCGCACCGCCTTCAATGCACGCCAGCGGCAAGCGCTATGAATGGCAGGCGGACATCGAACCAGCAGACGGCGCCTGGCTGGCTGCCCTCATTGAGAAGACGGCACCGCGCCGCCAGCGCGTGAAGAAGGCCACTGCGGAAGGCCTGGGGGATACCTCTTGGGTCCGGGAGGCGTTGACCTTCATCGACGCGGACTGCGGCTACGATAAATGGTTCCGCATCTGCAAGGCACTGACCCTGCTCGGCGACGCAGGCTGGCCACTGTTTCTAGAGTGGAGCGCATCCGCACCGCAGGTCTTCGATGAGAACGCATGCGGAAAGCAGTGGTCCGCGTGCGCGTCCTCACCGGCACCCGCAGACGGGGGCATCGGCCTGGGCACCATCGCAAAGGCAGCCCGTGATGGCGGATGGCGTGGCGACACCGGAACAGCAGCGCCAGCCGCTTCCCCGTCCACGGACGCGCAGGGGGACACCCCATACATCGAAGATAATAACCGCCTGTACCGCGTTGACTCTAAAGGCAAACGATACCTGGTCTCCTCCCCGCCCTTTTACGTCATCGACCGCGTCATCGAAGTCGTCGACGGCACGGAAAGCCTGAAGGTGGCCTGGGAGTCAGACGGGCGCCGGAAGGAAGCAGTTCACGCACGGGACACGCTGCTTAATGCAAAAAACATTACCAGCCTTCTTAACACCGGCTTCCCTGTGTCCTCTACCACGGCCGCCGAGGCGGTCGCCTACATCCAGCATGAGGAGCTTTCCCTCATCGAAGAGTGCCGCCACAGCCGCACGGCGCGCGTCCTCGGGTACCATGGCAAGGGCTTCCTCTACGGAAACGAAAAGTTTGGCGATGCACCAGATTTTCAAGCCGCAGATGAAACCTCACGCGCGCTGGTGGCAAACATCCACACCCGCGGAAGCATGGCCGCCTGGTCGCGCCACATTGCCCCATTCATGGTGGAGTACCCAATACTCCGCACCTGTCTAGCCGCAGCCGTCTCCTCCCCCCTTCTTCGCCACCTGGGGCCCACGGCACGGCCCTTCATCATCGACCTCGCGGGAGAGACGGGCGTCGGTAAGTCGCAGATGATGCAGATCGCCATGTCTGCCATCGGCGACCCGCTCCACATGAACACCACGTTTGAAGACACGGCCATTGCCCTTGGAACCTACACGGCCCTCTTCGCAGACCACACGGTCGCCATCGACGAGTCTAAGAAGTGGAAGGGCAAACGGGAGACCCTTGCCCCCCTCATCTATTCCCTCATGGGCGATCGCGGGCGCGGCCGCGGCCTCCCACAGGTTGGCCGCATGCAGAAGGCGGAACGCTACGCTTCCGTCCTCATCACCACGTCAGAATACCCCCTGAAGTCGGTGACGGGTGACGGCGGCCTGCGCAGCCGCTGCATGACCATCCACACTCACCCGTGGAAGGAACAGTCACCGGCAGCCGCATTAGCAGTAAACAGCTGCCTCTCCGGCGTGATGAAGAACTACGGCCACGCCTGCCGCCTCATCGTGGAGTCCATCATGGGCTGGGATGAAGCTGCCGCCGAGTCAGTGCGTGAGACCTGGGCCCTGTGGAAAGAGCACTACATGGACGCAGCAGCAGCCACAAACAGCAATCATAAAATCGCTCCCCGCCAGTCGGAGTATGCAGCCACGTTAGCACTAGCTGGCAGCATCCTCCACGGCCTGATGGTTCAGGCAGCCCCCGAGCTTGCGAACGATGCCGCCTTCATGGCCATCGAAACCGACATGCTGCCGGCATCCCTGTGGACCATGATGCTGGATGAGAGCGAGGACGCGGACAGACCAGAATCAGCAATGAAGACCATCCTCTCTCTTACAGCGCAAGAGCCGGACCGCTTCACCACCTTCGGCGCCGCGGACAGTGGGCTGTCGCCCCACGGCGGCTTCTACGGCGGCATCACCATCGAAGCATCAGAGATAAAGGAACTCGCCCTCTTCCCGCAGGCCATGAGGGACCTTCTGAAACGGTTCGGGTACGACGTGGACACCATCATCACGGCCTGGGCGAAGCGCGGGTGGCTGAAGATGGACGGCAAGCGCGCCGACAGGAAGGTCACCATCGGAGGCAGACGCGTCCGCGCCTACTGCCTCGCACCGGAAGCCTTCGCCATCGCACAGACGGCCACCCTGCCTGGCGAGGAAGAAGAGGCGCCGCGCCCCTCCACACCAAAAGACACATGGAGAGGCAACGGAATCTTTGGTGGGAGGGCTTGACTAGTATACCGTACATGTATATAGGATGAATCACGCCGCAGTTTCGCGGCAAGCAAAGGAGAGAGTCATGTTAGATAGAAAGACCTTGAACAGCTACGCAGACGAAGTAACCGCGCTCACTGAAAAGATCGGTGGCACCTGGCGTGAAGTGGAGGCAGGCCCCCCGGGGCACGCGATCGCCATGGCGCGCAAAGATGACGATGATGTGCAGACCACGATCGTCATGATGGATTTCAATAACTATAAGAGCCTTAGCGTGGAGCTTTCCTGCTTCCGTCGGCCGGACCAAAGCTCTGACACCTACTGGTCGTCTAAGAAGCGCCTGCCCATTGATGCCGATGCCGCCACGGTCAGCGCCACCATCGCCGAGCTGCGCACGGCCCTGAAGCCGGCACAGCCCACCATCCAGTACCCTAACGCAGACGCCAAGCGCCTGCCTGTCCTTCCCCACGGAAGCAAGGAATGGCAGCTCGCCCGCGCCCGCACGATCGGCGCGTCTGAAGTCGCATCCGTGATGGGCCGGTCTAAGTACCGCGGCCTCATCGGTGTCGTTCAAGGTAAGCGGGACCTGCTGGCAGGCATCGTGGAAGAGAACGACACGCAGGTGCTCTACGAAGGCCGCATGGCCGAGGAGTTTATCCTTAAGATGGCTGCCGCCCGCCTTGGCGTAACGATCCACGCTGCGGAAGGCATCGTCGACGGCGCATGCTCGGCCACACCGGACGGCCTCATCCTTGACGGCATTAAGGCGGAAGCCACCGTGGAGGCTAAGCTTGAACGGTCCGGCGCTGACTGGACTGTAACAAACTTCTCTGAACTGCCCGCAGGCGATATCAGGGGGATGTATTACCTGCAGCTGCAGGCCCAGCTGGCCGTGTCTGGCTGTGCCTACGGCTACCTTGCCGTCTGGACCACCTACGAGCTTCACGTCATCCGCATCGAACGCGATGAGGAGGTCATCGCAGCGATCCGCCAGGCCTGCCAGGACGCCATCGACTGGGTGCTTCACCCCGAAGCAGCATGGCCGGAGCCGGCCGCAGCAGACTCACCCTTCAGCGTCGCCCGCACCATCGTGCCCGCCTCTGAAGAGGCGATGACCGTTGACGGCGAGGTCGCAGAAGCCATGGCCGAGTACATCCGCCTCGGAGAGGAGGCAGACACCATCGAAGCGCTGCGCTGCGAGGCAAAGAAGAAGGTCATCCGCGCTCACGCCATGTCGGCAAACCTGGTCACCACCGACGGCATTAAGAGTAAGTTCACTGGCCCCAGCAAGCGGTCGTCCATCGACAGCAAGATGCTGAAGGCCATGTACCCCGAGGTCGCTGCAGTCGTCACCAAGGAATCCACCACCGAGGGCACCTGCACGATCCGTAGAGGGAAGGGGAGTGCTAACTAGCACCGGCCCCGAGCCCCGGTTCAATCCCGGGGGTCCCCCATTAGTTCACACGCCGGAACGCACCGGCATTCACATGGAGAGAAAAAATGGAAGATCAGTACGAAGTAGAGAGAGCTAAGTTCATCGCAGCGAAAGAGAAAGAGAGCGAGCTAGAGACCCTGCGTGGCATTCTCGTAGAGCGCGTGAACGAGCTGCAGGCGCTGCGTGTGGCCATCTTCAAGGGCGCCACGAAGAGCTACGATGACATGATCGACAGGGAAGCAAAGATCATGGACCTAACCAAAGAGGAGGATGAGGCGATGGAAAAGTTAGCTGAAGTTAGTACCGCCCTCGTTGGCGTTCGCTGTGCCGCAGGCGATGCCCTGGGCAAGGCCGCAGCCCTGAAGGTGCGCTAATGGGCGGCCGTCTTCCCCCCTCGTATCCCACTGTGGAGCACGTCATCCATGCACGTGCGAAGCAGGTCTACGGATCACTCGCAGCGCTCGGCCGCACCTACGGCCTGTCCCGCGCCACCAGCCATAATCGGATGACCAGCGCCACCCGCTGGCATTTAACGCACCGCTGGTGGGCGATGGTCCTCTTCATCGACCCTAATGACATCCTGAACATCGGTGCTGCCTATAACACCCCCATTCCAGGGTCGGACCGCATCGAAGCGATGAAGGCAAAGCAGGCCGAGCACTGGAACACGGAAGTATTCCCGCGCCGGTGTGAGTGGAGGACGCTATGATACCAGCGACCTTCTGCCAGAACATGCTTCTTCTCGCAGTCGGTCTGCGGGTCGCCATGCCGGATAAAGTGACGCAGGTCGACGTCGGCATCGCCATCTTCTGCGCTGCAGCGGAGGTCCTCCTCTACCTGTGGGAGCAGCGGAGGAAGCGCGCATGAGGATCGAAGATTACACTAAAATCATCAATGCGGACGTGGCCCACATCGCAGGCTTCGACCACTGCATCATCGGCATCACGGCGGAAGCCCCCTTCATCGCGGTCTACTCCACGCAGCGCGTAGTGAAGGAGATTGCGCGGCGCACGGGGCTATCGCTAGATGAAGCCGAGGACTTCTTTGAAGCCGAGATCCTCGGGCACGTGCCGGACATGGGCGTCCCTAAACCAATCTTTCTGGATGAGGTGTTCTTTGAGCCATGATAAAACGCTGGATCCAGCCACCCGGAGCGCGCAGGGGGCATTCTATACCGCGGACGACGTCATCCTTAAGACGATCCAGCCGTTATTCTTAAATGCCCTGTACAGAAAGGCGGGGGAGGCTCCCCAGGAAGTTCTAGCCCTCCTGCCGGAGCTGACCTTCTTTGACCCCGCCTGCGGGTCCGGGAACTTCCTCATCAAAGTCATCGCCTGCCTGCAGGACCTTGAACGGAAGCTTGGCGGACCGCCGCGTGTCGGTATGCATCAGTGCTACGGCATTGAGATCGACCCTGTCGCAGCAGAACTTGCGCGCGCAGCGGGGGCAAACGTCATCACGGGCGATGCGTTGGAGATGTCCTGGGACGCGGTGCTGCCGCGTGAGAAGTGCTCTTACATCATTGGCAACCCGCCCTTCATCTGCAGCAATGACACCACGCAGAAGCAGAAGACGCAGGTCCGCAGCATCTGTGGCGCCGGCAATGTCGACTTCGTTAGCGCCTGGTTCGTAAAGAGCGCGGACTACATGCAGGGCGCGGCCGTGAAGGCCGCCTTCGTGGCCACTAACTCTATTACACAGGGCACGCAGGTCGCCCCGCTGTGGTCACAGATGTTCAAGCGGAAGATTGAGATCATCCACGCGCGCCGGTCCTTTGACTGGAAGGAGGCCGGCGTCCACGTGGTAATCCTATGCTTCTGCCATGAGGACCATGCCCCGCCCTCATCGCAGCGCCGCATCGTCGACGGCGACGCGCCGTGATCTCCCCATACCTCATAGACGGAAGCCGCCTACCGGACCATCGGATGGTGGTGAAGAATGCAAGCCGCCCGATGAACGGGCTTACCCAGGCATTCCTTGGCATTATTCCCATTACAGGGAAGCATTACTTTTTCACGCGCCAGCAGATGGCGGACTTCATCGCAGCCGAGCCGCTGTCGGAAAGCCTGTTCCGGCCGTTCATTGGTGCAGATGAGTTTCTGTACAGAAAGGAAAGGTTCATCCTCCACTTAGACGGTGTTGCACAGGACATGCTGGAGCAGATGCCATTAGTCCAAGAGAGGATGCATGCTGTCTCTAAACAGCGCAAAAACAGCAAAGCGCCTTCAATACAAAAGCTAAGTGCGCATCCGACTAAATATGGACAGGGCCCAGTACCCACTACACCGTTCCTCGTTATACCTAAAACAAGTGGCGAGCACCGAGAATACCTGCCGATGGGCTTCTGCGCACCACCGACCATGGCCAGCGATCTGGTCTTTATTGTGCCTAACGCCACAAAATCGCTTTTTGCCATACTCACATCTGCAATGCACATGGCCTGGATGCGACTCACTGCAGGGCGGCTGAAGAGCGATTACAGATACTCTATAAACAGCACCTACAACACCTTCCCCGTTCCGCCCCTCGCAGCTGGCGACCCCACGTTGGAAGAGCTTGGGCAGGCCGTTCTAGATGCGCGGGACGACAGGCCGCTGGCAAAGCAGTATGACCCACAGAAGATGACGCCCACCCTCCGCGCCGCGCACGCCGAGGTGGACGCCTACGTGGACAGCCTTTACGTTCCGGAAGGCTTCACTTGCGAGGCGGACCGCGTCGTCCACCTGCTCACCAGATACTACGACATGGAGAAACGATGACTTACATCGGTGTCGACCCCGGCAAGAATGGCGCGATCGCAGCTTTAGACCTGAGCGGGGACATCATAGGCATCGCCCGCTTTAGCGACGCCGAGACGGAAGGCCGCATCGCGATCATCATCGCGGACTTCATCGCCGGCCTGCCCGGGGGTCCCCTCTACGCGTCCCTGGAGAAGGTCAGTGCCGTGCAGGGCAGCGGGGCCACGGGCGCGTTCACCTTTGGCCGTGTCTACGGCGAGGCGCTGTCCGGCCTGCTGCTGTCCCCCGGCGTGCGCATGGTGACCGTGTCGCCGAAGGTGTGGCAGCACGACCTAGGTATGCCTAAACGGACCGACTACGCGGCACATAAGCGCGCCCTGAAGCAGGCGGCGGAAGCGCGGTTTAACAGGCGGTTCACGTTGGATGAATGCGACGCCGTGCTCATCGCCGAACATGCCCGCGTGCATGGCCCGTGGAAAAAAGTTTAGCAAAAGAATACCGCCCCTCTTGCAATGCCTCTATGATGTGCTATACATGTACACATCATCAAAGGAGTTGCAAATGAAGAACGAAGAAGCCCCCCACCAAACACCGAGAGAGATAGCGTCTGATGAGGGGCAAGGTTCCCCGACCACGGACCATTCCCTATACACCTTAACGAACAATGTCAACATCATCGGCTACGCCTGCTATGTGTGGGCGGCCATGTTGATGACATTGCAGGTGATGCGCTTAACTACGTGGTGGAGGCAGCGCCATGAAACCTGAACTTGAAGAGCTAGGCCGTCGCGCCGTGGCCTGCAAGCACTGGCACTGGATGCCTGGCATGCTTTACAACCATCCTAAAGACCGCCCCGATTCTGCATTGCGTCCAAGAGGCCCTAATGCGCCAATCATCAAATGCGGACCTGGCGGCGGTCTCCCAATCTTCTCCGACCCTGCAACGCTCGGGTGCCTTCTGGCGCTGGTGCGTGAAGCGTGGGGAAAGCCGCATGCTTATGTTGAGTTTTCAGATAAATGGAAGGTGGCGTTCTGCTGTGATGTTGGAACACACGCTTTTTCCAGCACTACAGAAGCCGGCGCCCTCGTCGCAGCACTGGAGGCAGCGCCATGAAGCCTAACACTAAATGCATCGTCTGCGACATGCCGCTGTACAGGGAACCGGCGCACCTGGCTAAGATCCGCTACGCCACCTGCAGCAATGCCCACCGGCATGAGGCGGCACGCATCCTAGGACCCAGCCCGGCCACGATTGAAGCGTTCAAGAAGGGCCGCCAGAAGGGGCATAAGCGCCGCCTGGGGCATAAACACACAGAAGAGTCAAGAGCAAAGATGAAAGAGTCCCACGTTAAGATGTGGGCCACAAAGGCAGGCCGAGCGGAGAAGCAGGCGCGGGGAGAGGCGCATTACAAGTGGAAGGGCGGCGTCACCCCGCTCACCATCGCCATCCGCGTCTGCTCAAAGAGCATGAAGTGGTACCGCACCGTGAAGCAGGCCGCAGGGTATACCTGCCAGCTTTGCAACGTCCGCGGTGGCCGCCTTGAGACACACCACCTGCGCCCCTTCGCCTACCTTCTAGACTGGCACAGCATCACCACCCTAGAAGAGGCCCATGCGTGCGATGAGCTGTGGGACCTTAGTAACGGCATGTGCCTGTGCGCGCGCTGCCATGCCGGCATCCACGGAAAGAAGTATAAAGGGGCCCCTGTCGGCCTGTTCGTTTACCCAACCATGTTCCTCAAGGAGACTGATTATGAGTGGAATCCCTAGTAAGCAAGAAAGAGAAGCGCGTCCGCAGCCATATCGCGCGGAGGCCATCGCCATGCGGCGCATCGTCGTAGAGATGGGCTACTGGCTCTCGCCCTTCATGAAGAACACCCCGCTGCCGGTGCTGACGGAATGGGAGAAGACAGTGGACCTGGTCAAGCTCGCCGAGCAGCAAAGCATGGACACCCACGTCGCACCCCGCCATGCAGTGCTTGACAGGATCGACGTAGCGCCTAAGAAGGTGGAGGAGAAGAGGTCACACAAGGCGAAACCGAAGCCGCTGAAGACCCTTGAAGAGATACAAGAGGAAGAGCGGAAGGAAGGCAGGGAACGCTACGCTAAGAAGAAACTCCAGAAGAACATGACCCAGGCCGAGCTGCGGGCTGCCCTGAAGGGCGGCAAGAAGCGGAAGGTCGGTGAACAGTCCCGCATGAAGAACCCCCACAAATAAAGGAGCACGATGACGAAGGCACGCCCGCCGCCCGCACGCGGCATGAGAGTAGAGCGAGACTTAGAGCAAACACACATAAACAAAGAGTGAGATTAACAATGGGCATCTTTTCAGGCATCGAACAGGCATCTTTCTTCTCCCGCGGCAAGCACATCCCGAAGGGCACCCACGTGCTCACAGGCAAGAAGATTTCCGTCCAGACCTCGCAGAAGAACCGCGCGGTCAGTAACTTCATCATGGAGTTCACGGTCATCTCCAGCGACAGCCCGGAGCTTGCTCCCGGCGACACCGTGTCCGTGGTCTATTCCTCGGCAAACCAGTCCTTCCTCGGCAACGTGAAGGCTGTCGTCGCAGCCTACATGCTGGCGTGCGAGCGCACGGAAGCACCCGCCATCACCATCCAGGACATCTGCAAGAAGATCAGCGAGGACTACATCGCCGCCATCACGGAAGGCGACGGCACCGCTTATGCAGGCTTTAACATCCGCTGCGTCGGCACGGAAACCACCATCAAGGGCGGCCCGAACGCTGGCCAGCCCTTCGTCCGGCACGACTGGTTCCAGGTCGACCCGGCATAAGTAGATGGAGCGCCCCCCGCCATCGCGGGGGGCTGCCCCTCATTCTTCCCAGTGACTAAGCTGCTGCTCCATGCGATCGACGCGGCGGCTAAGATCCTGAACATCATCAGAGAGCTTCCGCAGCGTGTCGCCATCCGGCATCTCATCCAGGCGGTGCTTCACCTCCCGGACTTCCGCGCGCAGCTCAATCCACTCCGACTTCGCCATGTCAAAGGCGATGCCGAGAGCGACTAGCACGATGGTCGATGCCAGCGAGCCGATGATGGTGATGACGCGCCAAAGGGTTGGAAGGCCGACCTGGGCCTCTTCGATGCGGTTAGCCATGGGCCTTCTTCGCCTCGCGCTCCAGCATCCGCTCCACGGGCGTCTTTAGTTCAATATTGCCTGCTGCGAGCGTGCTAAGTGCGCCGCCAAGGGCAATCCACATGGGCAGGCTCACGGCCCCAAACCCGGCCGTGGCAGCGACCGCTATGAGGGGCACGGCCGCGGCAATGATGCCGCCGAGAGCAAGCCCGCCGTTAAGGGGGCCACGAGAGTGTGTGAACTTCAATGGATTCATGGGGGCACCTAGATGATGGGGTGGAACCAGCCAATGGTCCTAGAGGAAAGTCCGCAATCGCGCCAGAGATGTCTTTTCAGGTAGACACCGTCGCCTTCCCTTGAACCAGCCTCATTAGTGTTGCCTTCGATGGTATCGAAGCCCTCATCATCGACCGCTACGACGATGCCGGTATGCCCGCGGGCCCATCTGCGCTTTCTGACGCCGGCCGCCGCCGAGGGGCTTTCCGCGCGGCACCAGATCCAGCCTGGCTGTACCGTCTCAAAGGCTACTTCCATGTCGTACTGCGGAAGGAAGCGCTGGAACTTCTCACTCTTAAACCACATGGTCGCCACCGACCCGCTGCACCAAAGTGGGCAGGTCTTCGTTCCGGCCGCTTCGCGCGCGCACCATGCAACGAAGGCCGCGCACCACGGGTCGCCGCGGAGGAGGAAGACGCTGCGCTGGTATTCTTCCACCCGGGGTCCATCATTCTTTCCAGTCTCTTCCCGAACGTGCCGGTCTAACTCTTTCTGGGCTACTTCTTGGATGGTCATTTCTTCCTCCGCTTCTTAGTGGGCTGCTGGGTGGGGTAGGTGCCGAGGACGACATCCGGCGGCTTCGATGCTTCAAGGTCAAACTCTAGCTGGTCCTCATGGACCTGGGGGTCCCCTTTGGCGTCCGCGCCCGCGCCAGCGCCATCATCCAGAACACCGGCAATGCCGCGGAAGAGGTCAGCGAGAGAGGCCCGGTCCAAGCCCTTAAGGTCACAGGACACCGTGGCCTGGCCGCGGCGGAGGAAGAGGATGCCGTTGGCCTGGTAGGCCGTGGCGCCCTGGATGGTGGTCAGTACATTTCTCAGATTGACGATCATGGCAGCTCCTTTTCTACTAATGCAGTTTCAATGATGTAGACGCCTTCGATGTAAGAGTTAGCGACGCCGGTCTTCCGCACGCGCAGTGTGATCTGCTGGTCGGCCGCGCCTGGGCCCCATCCGGTGTTCCCGGCGATGACCGACTGCGCGCCGATCGTGCCTAGTGTAAATGTGACGCCTGCGATTACCTCAATCTCATACCCTGCCCCGCCAAAGACGACAATGTCGATGTTCCCGCTGAAGGTCGGAGACGTGCGAGTGGTGATGCGGAAGGGGTTAGTGAAGGCGATGTTTCCAAGCGCCCTATACCCGAAGCTGGCCAGGCAGCGCCTAGAAGTAGCGACGATGAAGCGGTCGCGCTGCAGGAGCCCTTCCATCGCGGAAGCGCGGATACTGTTAGGGAAGGAGATGTACTGCGGGCTGCCGGGATCAGCGATCGGCACGGTGAATGATGACATTAGGTCGGCCTCGTTACGTTGGCGTAGAAGTCGGTGATATAGATAGGGCAGGTGAAGGTCAATCGCAGCCTATACACTTGTGTGCCTGTGAGCAGCCGGAAGGGGATGCGGTTCATAGAGAAGGCGATGGCAGCCAGCCCTGCGACCTGGTTAAAGGGCATGGCATCCGCCAGCCCCCAGTCTTTCGCATCTGTCAAGATGCCGGACGTTGCAACGAAGGACCCATCGTACATGCGGCCCTGGCCCGAGAGGTACACCACAGGAAGATTATCTCTAGTATAGGTGGCGATGAGGGCCGTGTCCTCATAAAGCTCGGCCGTCATGCTAAGCCGAACAAAGGGGGCCTTTGGAACGCGTGCGCACCGGAAGGATACGTTCAGGTTCCCATCCACGGCCGCCTCAAAAGAGAAGACAGACGTGTATACCTCGCTAGGTTCGATGACCGCCCCCAGCCTATTATCATCGGCGTAGGTGCGTGCCACGTCCGCCCTGAAGTCAAAGATGGCATTGCTCATCGACTGCTGGAACGAAGAGAGCGGCATGGCCGAGTTATGTGCCAGCTGCGGGTAGGCGCCACCGGAATAGGCCTCCTCCACATGGTAGGCGATGGAATAGGGCGTGAACGCACCTAGCTCATAGACCTGCCCAGAACCGATCTTAGTGGCCGTGTAGAAGGGGGTCATTATCGGCGGGCTGTCATCAAGGAATGGCGCGATGGTAGCTAGACCATCCGCCTGGACATGCGCTGGGGTGTCGATGCGCGCGATCTGGTACTTCCGCAGCGCCGCAGGTGCGACAGTGTTAAGGGCGCTGTACCCGGTCAAGTCCAGCATCTCAAACTTCCGGCCATTGCTAATAGTATAGGCGCCGGCGCCGCTATGATGGTCCAAGTACACCTGGTTCTGCTCACCGCCCTGGACATCGACCGTGCCGAGGTCGTCAAGGATGGCGGAAACGAAGCCGATCCAGAAGGTCTGCGAGCCGGAAAGCTCCGATGCGAACGGCATGTCGATCGTTACGAAGGCCGGGCTCGTGGAGGGGGTCAGTTCCGTCCAGATGAAGTAGTTAGTAGTAAGATGCCGGATTTCGATCCAGCCGCAGCGCCCTTTAGCGTCCACGTGGTTCGTTTCCGTGCGGTACCGGATATTGAAGCTGATGCTGCGCGCACGCGATCCGACGTTAACAGTAAACGCGGTACCGATGGGGAACCCGAAGGAGGCCCATGTGACGGGGTCAGTCTCGCTGAAGGAGATGCACCCGCCCTGGCGCAGTAGGTAGTTATAGTCATTGATGTTCCGGGTCAGCCCGTCCGCCAGGTAAGCAGAATAGGTGAAGTCCGGGACAGCCTGCGCATCATCTATTTTTTTCCACGTCATTAGCGCACCCAGGGGTAAGCGTAGTCTAACTTGCCGTTAACATAACCACCGCTGTCCGCCTGGAAAGCGTCATAGCAAGAGTGCAGGTCCATCGCGCCCTGGTTCGTGGCAGGTGCCATGATGATGACGTCCCCGGCAATGGCCCCAGCGAAGCCGGTGCCGGTGAAGATCAGCGCGTTCCCGGATGCAGATATCAGCCGCTCATAGGCGATGGGGTATGGGGTACCAAACTCATCGCACAGCATGCAGTAGATGTAGGTGGAGCTGGACTGTGCCAGCGACTGCGCAAAGGCTTCAGTGTCCGTCGTTGGGGCGTTGCCGCGGCTCTCGGGGCGGGTGTAGATATTATCTTCGATGCGGATGTCGGTGGGGCTAGAGACGGCAAGGACCCGCCCCGCGCACGCAACCATGGACACGCGCTCTACTGCGTTCAGGTAGTTAGCTAGAAAGATTGAGTACTTAGTGAAGCCCGCCATCCAGTTCCGGTCGGCCTTCAGCACCACGCCCGTCGCATTGCGCACGCCGATGGTACCGGCTGCGTTAGGGATGTACTGGCAGTCGATGGCGACGGCATCACCGACGTTAAGAGTATAGACGGTGTCAAGATATGAGATATCTAGGATGACCGCCGCCTGGCTGTACCGGGTGATGAGGTCAAAGCCCTGGGTCAGCGAGAATGAGTCTAAGAGTCCCTGCTGGCCTTCCGCTGCCCCCTTCCGCATGGGTCCGATGGTGAGGCTCTTGCCGGCTCCGGTCTGCACATTATCAATGTTCGCGATGGGGTTCTTCGTTACAGTCGCCTTCGCATCCGTGATCTCAATGGGGTACTCCACTGTGACCGTCTGCAAAGAGTTATTCCTGTCAAAGGAGATGACCGCGTCCGGGGACGCCAGGCCCGCATCGTCCACCTTCGTGGGCCAGGCCGGAACGGAAGCCCACCTGCCAAAGCGAAGCACGCCAGAGTCGTAGACCATGTAGGCGCCAAACTTCTTTAGTATCATTTCAAGGACGTCACCGACCGTCTTAACCTTCTCATGCTGGTATGGCAGCACCGCCTGGCCGTCGACGCTGGTCGTGGACGTGTAAGAATCGTAGAGCTGAACGAAGGGGTAATCCGACCGGATGGTGGTGACATCGAACGTGTCTAAGAGGGACCCCACGTCCACGGAATCAAGCCCGGGGAAGGGCAGCCACGCGGCCATACCAGCCGCACGCATGCCCTGGCCCCCGCTACTGTCCGCGTTAACGGTGCCAACGATGAGGTCGTAGATGGCAAGGGCAGGGTGCCAAGAGTTAAAGCATATCTCGCCGACCCACTCCGATGAGATGCTGGACCTGAATCCTGCGATGTCCTGGTTCTCAAGCGCGCCCGCGTCCCGGGACTGGTTCCGCTGGTTGTACTGAAAGTCGATGTCTAGCCGGTCCGCCGCGTTAGGGTTCCGGTACATGCCATCATTGAAGATGAGCTGGAAGCCGCGCAGCTGGATGTCGTTATTGTTAGGGTCGACGATGCTGGAGGAGACAGTCAGCTCCCCTGTCGCCAGGTCCACATAGCGGATGTCCATGATGCCGCCATATGGCCCCTTCCGCGCCTGGTACTTGCCGGCGTAGGTAGCGAACGGCGTGTGCTGCGCATCCCACAGCTCCCCAACAAGCGCTGGCGGCGGGGTGGACTTCAAGACGGCGCGCACCTCGGCATGGTAGTTAGTGTCAACGAACCAGCCATCGTCCAAGTAATCACCGCCGAGGTGGCCATCGAAGAGGAGAGTTCCAGGCGGGACGCTAAAGGGGGCCTTAAGCACCATGCCCATCATGGACTGGCAGTCGACGACGATGACATTATCGGCGCGCGCTGATGTGTTCAGGCTGACCCTTGAGACAGTGCCCCTGAACAGGACCTGCTCTTGCGATGCTGTGGTGGCGCCGATGGGCGCAGATGAGATGGTGATCGCGCGCTGCTCCGCACCGCCACTGGGGTACTCTACGCCGCCATTCCAAACCATGTACACGGGGATGCCCTGGAACTCACCGCCGACATTTTGCATGGCGATGGGTGCGGGGGTGCATCCGTAGGCGTAGGTGGCGGTGAAATCGCTCACACCCACGCTTGCGACCTCAAACACGCGGCCATTGATGCGCAGGAGGTCGCCGATGCCGATGAAGGTTGGGTCGGTGATCTGGATGGTGGGGTTAGGGTCCGCGGTGACATAGGCGGTCGTTAAGACGGTAGCCCCGTTCGCATCCGGAAGCGGCGAATTACCGCGTGAGAAGAGCTGCTTCAAGGTCGTTTCCGTGGACAGGATGCTAACCTGCGTAGACGGGTCCGACCCTAAGTTACCAAAAATAGAGATATCGGAGGACATGGTAGAGGACACGTCCGATACCACGCCCTGAATGGTATCTGCTGGCAAGTATGCCAGGGTCCCGCGGCTGGTGAGCGTGAGGGGGTTCCCTGGGTCGGTGACGGTTCCAAGGCCGAGGATGCGGACGATGATGACGCGGTCGCCTGGCATGTGCTATTCTCCCCTAAAGATTAGCCCGTTCGTGCTCCAAAGGCGGGGCTGGTCGTCTGCCGTCACATAGTCCGCCGCAGATGAGCGGTTAGCAATAAGCGGCATGCGCGCCACCTGGTACAGGGATGGCAGCGGCGCGCCGGTGTTAGCGGCGGGCTGCCTGTACAACCTGAACGTAGCCCCACGCGCTGCGGCTGCAAGCAGCCCTTCCAAGGTATTGTTCGGGTCGTTCACGTTCCGGCCCGCGGCATCGGCGTAGATCTGGATGGCAGCGAACCACTTCGTCAGATTACCGGCGGGGAAGATGGAAGACATCATCTCAAGGTCCGCCACCTCGCCCCAGTTAATGACGTCCGTCGACAGGCCGCTCATGTTAGAGGACGATGCGGCAGCGCGCTGCGTGGTGGACCGCCGCACATCACCCGTAACGCCACAGGGGACCCACACGCCGTCCGGGCTATAGATAGCGGTTTTAGAAAGACTGACGCCAGTGTACACCAGGGTGGTGCTGGCAAACCCGTAGGCGGCTGCGGACTCGGGGGTGTAAAAGTCAACGACCACGCTGGTTGTGCCGACGGCTGTGAAGCCAGTGATGCTGACCGTCCCCGTCAGCGGGCCGGTGGACGGGTTAGTGTTATTCTGGATGGTGTAGAGGCCAGCAGCGCCTGTGGTATAGCCGGAGGCCCCCAGCGCGTTCACGACCCGGCCCAGAAGAGAGTTACTGCCAGGCAGTTTAACGCCGGCACTAATAAGCTCAAAGCCGTAGAAAGGGCTGGCTACGCTGTAAAGCTGCTCGCTGACGGGGTATGTGCCGCCACCGCCGCCAACGCGCCTAATCTCAAACGCGGGGGCGGTGACGTTCCAGGTGACTAAAGGGTAGTTTGCCATGGTTAGACCTAGTAGGCGTAAGAGGATACCGTGTTAGGGAGGAGACCCCTCCGCGCGGCGGCGTTCTGCATCTCGGCAAACCGTCTAGCGATGCTTTCGCCGTCTGCAAAGGTAGCATCCACACGCAGATTGAAGTAGGCGTTCCCGGGCTCGGCCGACCTTGAAGAAGCAGGGGTAGATACGACGGCCTTCTTTGCAGTAGAGCCAAGGTATGCTGCAGTAGCGTAGGCGGCCGTGCCTGCGGCAAACATCGCGATCGCCATGGGGTTGCCTGAGGCCGCCATGACAGCGCCCTTCGCCATGGCCTCATCGCCGATGTAAGAGATGATGTTACCCATCGCCTTCCGTGCCGTGGCCTCCATGATCTCTGATGCCGACTTGCCGGCCACGATCTGGTCCGCGATTGAGTGGCCGTAGGCCTTCATGTACTCTTCGATGTTTGCTGTTTTTTTCTTAAGAGACTCCTCATCACGTGCATCTAGAAGAGCATTGGTCTCCGCATCCCGGATCTCACGCCAGTCGTAGAACCGCCCCATGACGGCAGTCATTATCTGGGCCTGCCGCTTATACCTGTCGATGGTGGGGTCGTCGTCCAGGGACATCTCCGATGGGAGTGGCGGAGCTTTAGTACTGAAGAGCTTTTGAAGCGCCTCTTTGGTGTTAGTCTCGTCAATAATTTTTGCAGCTATTTTTGCACTCTCTGCCACTGTGCGCGCGAGTGATTCACCAGCAGCGTTTGCCATCATCTCATTCTGTGGCAGCCGGTTAAAAAATGCAGTTACACTTTCAGTAGCTTGCCAATATCCTCTAGCGGCAGCATCTATATAGGCCTCTCTTACTTTGGCTAAAAATTCGCGCGACTGTCTTACTATTTTATCGCCAGGCGGGAACAGCTCCAAGAAGGAGACGTCTGCGGTAAGAGCTTTTTGAAGTGTGTCTTTAAGAGATTTTGCGTTTACAGATTTATATATATCTTCAAAGCCTGTCGGTATGCCTTTTATAAGATTTTCAAAAAACCCCGTTACGTCGTAGCCGACCTCATATGTCCTCATGCTGAACATATCTAACGCTGCATTAGATTGAGTCTCCCAGTCTAGAAGGGCTGAAATTCTTGCCTGGTAAGCCTCCTCTATAGCATCTAACTGCTTTCTGGTCTCCTCATCTATCTCTTTTTTCTTTTCCTCAGCAGGCGTCCTCCCTCCAGTAAACGTGCGCGTGCGCGTAGTCGACTTGGTCCCGGCCAGAACTTCCGCCTCTTTAGCGTCAAGTTTGGCTAGCTTTGCCTCTAAGTCGGCGATCGCTGCACCGCGCTCTCCAACCATCGCCAGGTTTCTATCTTTGACCTGCTGCACATAGAGCTTAACATTTTCGTCTATGTTCTTTTGAGCATACTTCTCTCTAGCTTCAGCATAAGTCTCGCCGGCTGCGGGTTTTATTATACCCGCTCTCTCCGCTGTAAGTGCCGCCTCTCTAGCCTGCCTCTCAATCTCAGGGTACTTTGATGCCAGCGCCGTCATCGCGATGATGGTGTTCTGGACAGCCGCAGCCGCCTTCACCTCCTCAATCTGCGTCTCTATCTTCGCCCTGGCATTAGCAAACACGGCTCTAGTATTATCTTCCGTGGTGCCGGTAAGCTGCAGCATCATCGCGTCGATCTCGCCCATCGACTTTCTTAAAGCGTCGGAGTTAGCGTTAGACCTTTCCACGGCTGCATTGTAGGCATCCACACCTTCCGCGGCCTCTCTCGCGTCTTCAGACATACCGAAGAAAAGCTGCACAATCTCTCTAAGAGGGGTCAGAGCGACCGTTGCCACCGTAGTAAGAGCATCAAGCACGCCAACCAGAAGGTCAGCGCTTTCCTTCGCGCTCATGCCGCCAGTCGCAGCCTGAAAGAGGGTCCCCTGCAAAGTATCGACGGCAGTGTTAACGCGGTTCATCGCGTCAGCGCCCTCTTTACCCTGCGTGGCGTAGAAAGAGTTCATGCTGGATGACAGGGCGCCAAGCGCCGCGCTCACCCCGGTGAAGGCAAGGCCGACGCCGCCGATGGCTTTGATGGCTGTGGTTCCGCCGATCTTATTGACCATCTTTCCGGCAGCGACATCGGCCGAGTCACCGACCTCACGCAGCTGATCGGTGAGCTTCTTAGCCTCACTCTTCAGGTCGGTGGACTTCTTCGAAACCTGCTCAAAGGCGACACCGCTCTTCTTAAGGGCGTCGATGAGCTGGGTGGAATCGCCTTTAAGTGTAATAACGGTATCGCTCATTTCTTGCCCCTGCTGGCGACGGCTTCTGCCATCTGGTGCATGCGCTCCGCTGCTGCTTTCTTTCTGTCGTCGTAGTTCTTCTGCCCCTCTGAAATCTCAAACTGAACGAACTCTGCAAGCTCCAGCTGCGCGTGTGTGACGTCTGTAATGTTTATCGCGGGGGTCCCGCGCTCAATCCACTTAGATAGCCGCAAAGCTGCCATAAAGCCAGAAGGCTCTTGCACGATGACGGGGCAGGTGGTCTCCATCTGCTTCCGGTCCTCGTACCCGAGCCCCTGCCTGTACCCCATGGTGCAGCCGCGCTGATACCTAACCTCATCTGGGCACTCCCAGCACCGCATGGTGTGGGTGGTCATCAGCCGAGCGTAGTCGCGCCACGCTACTCGGCTGAAGTTTTTGGGTAACCCACCGTCGCCACCTGGGATGCGATCTCCGAGATGTCCGTCCATGGAATGAGGCTAACCCAGGCAATCTTCTCCGCGTCCGATCCCGCGGACGGGAAGGCGGGTGCGAAGCTCTCCGACTGAAGCACGCACGCAGACAGAAGATTGATGTGGGCCTGAATGATCTCCACCAGAGAGTTCGCGTCCTCTTTCACATGGTCCCGCAGCCGCGTGATCTGTGCGAAGTAGCGCGCGCCCTCAAGGGCGTTGGGCTCCCGCACAAGGAGCCGTCCCGTTTGCCCGTGGACCTTGACCTCTACCCAGGTACTTTCGATGAACGTAATAGCCATGTCGTTTCTCCTTTATGTTTACCGGTCCTAGTTAGGGGTCGGCCGTGAACGTGATGTAGGCATTGCTGTTGCCGCTGCTGACGTGGATGAACTTCAGACCAAGGGCCCGGTATCCATCGCGGTCGGCAGGGACCGGGAGCATGACCTGCGAGTTAGGCAGCACGAAGTCAATCGACGCCGTTCCGCCAAAGTCAAGGCTGACCGCCGTGGGGCTGTACGACTGGTTCACGCCGAGGAGGGCTTCCTGCCAGTCATCCTGCACGCCCTGGGGAAGGTCAGCGACCTCAAGGTCGATGGTGGGAGCATTGGTGAGGGCCACCATCGCGATCGCCATGCCGTTAGCTGCGATAGAGTTACCGACGTCCGTGAGCGCGTAGCCGGGATCGAAGGCAAACTTAGTCACAGCGGTGACGGCATTGGTATAGGGCAGGGTGACCGCTGCGTTGACCATCACGCGGGGGTAGGTATCCGTGGCGTTCTCATTCCAGCTGGGGGCCAGGTCGGCCGACTGGCTGGGGTCCTGCCACAGGCCCTTGAACGTCCAGTCGATGAGCACGCGCTGGCCGTAGTCCGCGCTGATCTTAAAGCTGCCGACGCAGCCAGTGGCCGCGTAGCGGTTGCCGCCCTGTTCCTCGTACACGATGGTGCAAGGCTGGATGGAGCAGTTAAGCGGGCCGGTGCGCGTGGCACTGCCCGTGATGAGGTAGATGGGCTGCATGTAGGCGTTCAGGGTATCCGTGGGGGTGACGGACACGCCGAGCGGCGTCGCAGCGAAGAGGGTCGCCAGGCGGCTGTTGGAAACGAACTGGTTAAGGAAGCCGTTGGCACCGCCGGAGGGGATGCCGACAGAAGCATCGAAGTAAAGTTCCGTCTGAAACGTGATGTCCCAGCCCAGCGAGCCGCGTGCCGATGCCTGCGCGCCGCCATAAGGGGACAGCACGTCCGTCCGCTGGATGAGCTGCGCGCCCCGCGGCGTGAACTTGGGGGACCCCACTACGCGGATTGCGTCCGTGCCAGCGGGCGCTTCAAAGGTGCCGGGGGTGGTTTCCGCCTTTGCAAAGAGCGCGGAGATATTACTCGCAATAACGTATGCCATTTCTTTACCTCGCTAAAGTGCGTCTTTGGTAGACCTGGATGGTGGCGCGGACAGTCTGCTGGGTCAAGGTGGTGCCGGTCTCATCTTCACCGACGACGAACTCCTGGGCGGTGACGCCCTGGGCCGGAAGGCAGTTATAGATACCGGTGCTTCCACCGTTCATCGCGTCATAGTTAATGAGCCCTGGGCCGCTGCTGCAAAGCAGGATGACGGCTCCTTCGATGTAGGTGCGCAGGGCGACCTCATAGGCTTGAATGTCAAAGGGGATGGGCGGGTCCAGTGGGTCCGCTTTGATGAGCGGCTCCACGCCGTAGACGCCATCGTAATAGCCCCAGTCGGCCGTCACCGCAATCTCTAACTCATGGATCTGGTCCATGGCCCCGAGCCCGTCCGTGATGCGCGCATCGGTGCGCACGACAGTGATGCCGAAGGACGGCTGCGTCTCGGCATTGAAGAAGGCGCGCTGCGACGTGTAGATGTTCGCCGCCACAGGGGCGGGCAGGTTAGGCGCCCCCATGGCCTTGAGCCACGTCGCATCGCAGACCGTGGCCCAGTTAGCCACGATCAGGCTCTTTGCTGTAAGAGCGACTAGATTAGCGCCATTAGCTGTGCCTGCGATCATGGTACAAATCCATTCGGGTTCATGCCGAAGCGGGTGAGCACGTCGCCGGAGGTGAGGCCGACCTTCCCGCCCTTAACCAGAGGGGTGCGAATCATCGCGTTTCTGACGTCATTAGAGAAAGTCTTAGAGAGCATCACCAGCTTTCGCTGAGGGGTGGGCACAGTGACGGTCTTCCGCTTCTTCTTTCCCCATCTGCGGGTCCACGAGCCGGTGCCGTTATTATGGTTAGCCGCATATGGCAGCGACGTGCCCATGGTCGCCGTGTCATTGTTGACCCGGTAAACATAGTATTTATTGCCAGTGCTGACCATGGACGGGTACAGCCGCTCCATGCCGTTAGGTGAGGTGTTGGAGGGGGTGCTGGTATAGCGCAGCAGGGCCACCTTTCTTTGCGACTTCTGGGGGAAGCCAAGCACCCACTTCTTAACCGGAACGTAGTACTTCCGTTCCAGCTTCGTGTACCGTGGCCAGTTCGCGCCCGTGCTCCGACCTTCCGTCAGAAACATCACGCGCCGGGACTCGGCCCACGCGTTGGATACCACGCCGTTTTTATCCTGCCAGAATGCCTGCCAGTTAGACACCCCACGGATGGCCACTTCGATGCCCTGAATCAGAGCGCCGGTGTTATCGAAGACTTCGATCTTAAGGGATGACATGCGTCACATCTTATCCGCGGCCGAGTTTATTGCAAGGCGTGAGCCGCTGTTAAGCTGGGCGGATGTCAAGGTCGACTGGTAGGTCGCATTGGAGTGGAGGATGTTAGGACTAAAGATGCCGACCGGGCGCTTCGCACCCATGTCCTGCGGCATCTTTCTGATCCGGTCAAAGAGCGCTGTCGCTTCCTCGTCCAGGCGGTCTGCCATGGTGTTTGCGTTTTGGTTCCGCATCCGCATCACCTGCGCGGCGAAGCGCATGATGATGTAGCGCTGGCACTGCCGGTACATGGCCGCGTTCACGTCCACGTCCAGGTTTGCCACGTCCACGCCCATTCCAGTCAAGAACGCGCAGATGTCTGCGGCGTGGTCCTGGATGATGGCGAGCGCCTCCACGTCCGTGGGCGCGGTCTCGGCGGTGAAAGCGATGCGGGGAAGGTACCGGCCGATGTCGGCGGGAACGACGCCAAATGTATAAACTTCAGCCATGCTTTATCTCCTCGCTGTGGTGAGCCGCGGAAGCGAAGGAGGGGCACCCCCGCGGCTCGCCACAGCGCCCCAGGGTGGACCCCCGGGGCACAGGACATTAAGTGTTAATGTCGAAGATCTGGAAGCCGAACTTGTTCGCCGTGCCGCCAAGGACGGTGACGCCAAAGTCCGCTTCAAGGTGCATGCCCACGCCATAGGGGTTATTGACGGTGTAGGTCTGCACGACGCCGGTGGCCGCGGACGGGTCCGGGGTCATCGTCTGCAGGAAGCCGCTGTCGCCGTAGGCCTCGGCAACCTTGAACACCGAGAGGACGCCGTCGGCGATGACGGGCGCGCCGGTCGGATTCGTCGGAGTCGGAAGGTAGTGCGGGAAGACGACCAGTTCGATCGGGGCGATGAGCCGCGATGCGAAGAAGGTCCGCAGCTGAGAGAGGTCGGCGACGCCGGTCTTCGCGTAGCTGGTGCCGTCCGATGCCAGCGCGTAGCCCATGCCCTGCACCTGGAGGGCGCTAAGCAGGATGTTCGCGGTGGAAAGGTTGCAGCAGGCGACCCAGCGGCCTTCCGTGATCGGCGAGCCGACCTGGGCAAGGCTGATGAGGCCGCTATTGATGGTGCCCTGAAGGTCCGCCGATGAGTTAGTGGCAACAGCGAGGGCGCCCGAGGAGATGTAGTTAGTGGCATCGCTGATGGCCGCCCCCGTGAGAGCGGCATGCAGCTGGACGCCCTGCGTCTGCAGCTTCTGGCTGTAGGTCGCAAGGATGTCAGAGCCACGCGCCTCAAATTCGGCGATCTGCTTCATCGAGAAGTTCATCTGGCCAAGGCGGTAGATGCTCGCCTGGTAGGTGGACGACGTGATGCGCAGGCCGCCAGCCGAAGCAGGCGTGTCATAGCCAACGCCATTCTGGGGGTTGCCAGGGGCACCGACCATAAGGGCATCGTTCTCGGCGAAGTAGTGGTAGAAGCCCTGCCGCGTGTCGACCTTGATGATGGGTGCGACCGACAGCGCCTCACGACCCGAGGAGCCGAAGCGAGGAAGGCTGATTTTCTGAAGTACACTGGGGCGAAGTGCCCCTGTATTAACGCCAATGGGAAGCGACATGATTAACCTCGTTACTTAGTGTTAGGGTCTATTAAGCGCCGCGGGTGGGCAGGAACATGATGGTGAACTGCTCGCCGGCATTGTTAGCAGGCGTGAGTGCGACACCGATGACCCAGTCACCCGAGGCAAGAGCGCCGGAAGCGGTCTGAAACCGGCCCGTGGCGTCGGCAGCGACGACCGTGCCAGCGGTGATCGCGGCACCGGAGAGAGCGCCGTCAAAGGCGCCCGCAAGGGTGTCGTAGATCTCGCAGTTAGTGGCCGTGCCGGGGTAGGTGCCGCTGTCGGAAGCAGCGCCAACGACGACAACGCCAACCGGAACATCCTGGATGGAGTTAGCGACCTCAAGGACCGTCACGCCGTAGGTGGCCGTGTCCGCCGCGTTAATGGTAAGAATCTTACCTTCAAGGCCGGTGAGGTCGGTCTTGATGAGGTACTTCAGTGTGGACTTTGGATTAAGATCTGCAAGTGCCATGTTATTACTCCGTCAATGTGCGCCGTGGCGCGGGTTTAGTGGGTGCCCTTGGTGGCGCGCTGCTCAAGTACCTCAGAGGGGATCTTTCCATCGCGGATCCAGCACCAGGCGGCGATCTGCGAGCAGCCTTCCTTCTCGGCAAGATTAGCAATAAGGCTGTACTGCTCATCGTCGGAAAGGGCGGCAAAGGCCTGAACCTTGCCCATCACCTCGCCGAGGTTAGCCGTGGTGGCCGCGGCGACGGGTGCGACCGCGCGCGCGTTGACGACCGCAGCCGAAGCAGGGGCCAGGTCCTTCAGAAGCGCCGAGTAGCCAGCGCGGTCAGAGAGGTATGCGGCAGCCAGCGTGTTAAGCGCGGTGTCCGACACGCGGCGACCGGCAAGGTCAGCGCGGACGGCCTGGATCGCGTTCGCCGTGCGAAGGGTGGCGACCTCATCCTTAAGCGAGGCAAGCTCTTCGCCCCGCTTCATCGCGGCCTCATCCTCTTTCTTGGCCTCTACTTCGATGGCCATCTCCGTCGCAGGCGCGGCCTCGGCGGCAGCGGCTACAAGGCGAAGAAGCTCTTCCACCTTTGCGGGGTCAAGCCCCATGTCAGCACAGTACGCGGCAAGTTTCTCTTTCATCGTTACACCTTCTGAAAGTGATACCCCCCGCATCTCGGCGACGGGTACCTGTTGTGATTTAACCTGTGGAATGGTGACGAAGGACACCTCGCCGATGCCAAATAAGTATACTTCGTCTGAAGCTTCAGTGGTGGCTCCGGCGCGGATGTTAGGCGAGATATAGACCACCTCGCCGTCATCGAAGCGCTGGGCCCAGGTGGGCGACGTCACTTCAAGGCCAGCGTAGACCATGCGGTCGCAGGGCTGGGCGATATCGTAGAGGGCGGCCTCATCGCGGGTCATCACGCGGATGCAGCGCATGTAGCCGGCTCCCATGCCGTTAGTCTCATGCTCAATCGCGATGGGAGGCGCATAAACAGTAAGCCATCTTTCCAGCGAGCTAACCCAGTCATCGAACTTGAACTGGAGCTTCTCCACGTCCGTGGTATCGGCCGCCAGGTCCCACTTCGTTCCGCGCACGTGGATGGGTCCCTCGGGCAGCAGTGATACCCAGCGCAGCGTAGAGCCATCGCGCAGGTCGACGGTGGAGGCCTTCATGCGGGGCGAGATGGATGCTTTCTTTGCCATGTGGTGCTTTATGTACAGGTGAAAGAGGGTTTGCAATATAGCTAAAAGCGGTTACATGCCTGCTACTGTCCGATTTCAGACACTAGTAGGAAGACTAAATGACTAGGCGCCAGAAAGAGATATATTCCCTCCTCCTCTCCGCACACCACATGGGCATCGACCTGTCCCCAGAAGCGATCGCAAAGCGGACGGCGGCCTGGGGCAAGCACGCGGTACGCAGCGAGCTATTCACCATGTTCAATGAGGGCATCGTCACAGGCGTGGTGAAGATCGGTGGTTCGCACCCGGACCGGTACCTTCTTGAAGGGTGCCCGTGCCCGTGGTGCGCTAAATAGTACCAAACTCGGCGAACCATCCGCAGCGGCAGTTCCCGCGGCCCTGGCAGTTAGGGTCCGGCAGTTCGGGGATGACCAGCTGGCCCGCGTTAATCCAGTCTTTCACCATGATGATCTGCCCGTCGGCCTGCTCGCAGACATCGCATCTATTTTTATCCGGGATGCTGGAGCGGATGAGTTTGGTGGGCACCATGTTGGAGATGGTGGGCGCGGCCGCGTATGCGTTAGTGCGAGCGGCACTGGCGACAGAGTTAAGCGCCGTCGCTGCATTGTTGACTAGCCCAGCCTGGGTGATCTGCGACGTGAAGGTGGCCATGTCCATGCCCGAGAGCACGGCGTTCTCCACCTCGCCCTGAAC